TATTAAAAGAAAATATCGAAGAAATATGTTGGAATGTAATATCATTAAATAATAGTAATGAGATAATAAGATATGTTATAGAAAATCATTATGAGAAGATAAATTGGATTTCATTATCCTCTAATTTAAATCCAGAGGCTATAAAGCTATTAAAAGCAAATCCTGAGAAAATCAATTGGTATTATTTATCATCAAATTCATCGGCTGTAGAATTATTAAAGGAAAATCCGGAAAAGATAAATTGGTCAGGCCTATCAAGTAATGAAAATCCAGAAGCCATTAAATTATTATTAGAAAATCCAGAAAAGATTAATTGGGATGTTATAACAAGGAATATAGGAGCAATTGAAATATTGAAGGCATTTCCTGATAAAATTAATTGGAAAAACGCAGTAGTTTGGAAAAATCCAGATATATTTTATACTAAGGAATTAATAGAGAATGTTGTGAAGATGATATTGATAAAAAATGATTAATTTTATTTTTATAATTTTCATACTTAAATATGAATAAGGATATTTGTCAGATAATCGCTGGATATGTCGCAAATAAGAGATATAAATTACATAATTGGATAGATAAAGAACGACTTAATTGGGATTTATTATCATCAAATCCAAATGCCCTCGAATTATTAATGGAAAATCCGGAAAAGATAAATTGGCGTTTATTATCATCTAATCAAAATCCAGATGTCATAAGAATATTAAAAACGAAATTTAGGAAAATAAATTGGTTTAGTTTATCGGCGAATAATTCTACGATAAAATTATTGAAAGAAAATCCCAGAAAGATAAGATGGGGTGGATTATCAGCAAATACAAATCCAGAAGCCATTGAAATATTAAAAGCTAATCCAGAGAAAATCATTTGGTATAATTTATCATTAAATTCAAATCCAGATGCTATAAAGCTATTAAAAGCAAATCCTGAGAAAATAAATTGGTATTCTCTATCATATAACTCTAATCCAGAAGCCGTAGAATTATTAAAAGCAAATCCAACGATGATTAATTGGTATGCTCTATCAGCAAATCCAAATCCAGAAGCTATTAAATTATTAAAGGCAAATCTTGATAAAATTGATTGGTATCATTTATCTCTAAATGAAGGTTCAGGAGCCATTCAAATATTAAAGGAAAATCCTAATAATATTGATTGGTTGGGATTATGTTCAAATATAAGCACACGAGCAATTGAAATATTAAAAGCAAATCCTGAAAAGATTGATTGGAATATATTATCATTGAATAAAAATCCGGAAGCCATGAAATTATTAAAAGCCAATCAAGATAAGATAGATTATCATTTATTTTCGGCAAACCCCAATATATTCTATGAGTATAAGGAAGTTGATAAGGTATATAAAACGATTGAGATTATATTTGATGTATATAAATGAATAGTGATATATGTTCTATAATATCAGGTCATATAATAAAACCAGAATATAAATTATATGATTGGATAAAAATAGATAAGATATCACCTTTTTTTATTTCATTAAATCCAAATGCTATTGAATATTTGAAAAGAAATCCGGAATATATTAATTGGAATTGTATGTCATTAAATAATTCAAATGAAGCCTTAGAATTATTAAAAGCAAATCCTAAAAAAATAAATTGGAATTATTTGTCAAGTAATAAAAATCCAGAAGCGATTAAATTATTAAGAAATAATAAGGAGAAGATTAATTGGATACGTCTTTCAGGTAATTCAAATCGAGAAGCAATAGACATATTAAAAGAAAATCCTGAAAATATATGTTGGATAATGTTATCTCTAAATAAGAATGGAATAGAATTATTAAAGAAAAATATTGATAAAATCAATTGGTATTGGTTTTCTAAGAATTCCAATCAAGAAGCCATGAAATTATTAAAAGAAAATCCAGAGAAGATTGATTGGAATACATTATCTTATAATAAAAATCCAGAAATAGTAGAGTTATTAAGATTAAATCCAGATTATATAAATTGGAATGGATTATGTATAAATGAGACGGATGAAATAATTGATTTCATAAAGGAATATCCCGAGAATATTAATTGGGATTGGTTGTCTCGTAATAGTAATCCAAAAGCCATTAAATTATTAAAAGCAAATCCTGAGAAAATTAATTGGAAATTATTAGCATGTAATAAATCATATGAAGCATTTGAAATGATAAAGGCAAATCCGGAGAAAATCAATTGGAATAATTATATATGGGAAAATCCCAATATTTTTTATGAATATAAGGATATTAATTTAATAAAAAAGGTCATAGAAATAATCTTAATAAAAAATGATTAAAGATAAATATTAAAATTAATACAAAATGAATACTGATATTTGTGAGATAATTGCTAAATATGTATCAAAACCTAAATATAAGATGAATACGTGGTTTAGTAATATTATAAATAATGTTTCTCTATATTGTTTATCAATTAATTATTTTTCAATAGATTTTTTAAAAGAAAATCCTGAATATATTGATTGGTGTGGATTATGTTCTAATAATAATCCGGAAGCCATTCAATTATTAAGAGAAAGGCCAGAAAAGATATATTGGGATGAATTATCGAGGAATAATAATCCGGAGGCTATTCAATTATTAAGAGAAAATCCAGAAAAGATAAATTGGGTAAGGTTGTCATTTAATGATAATCCAGAAGCGATTAAATTGGTAAAGGAATTTCCGGAATATATAAATTGGTATTCGCTATCATCTAATCCAAACCCTGAAATTATTAAAATATTAAAAGCAAATCCTGAAAAAATCGTCTGGTATTGTTTATCATTAAATGAAAATGATGAAGCTATTGAATTATTAAAGGCAAATCCTGAGAAAATAGATTGGTATTCATTATCATGTAATGAACATCCACTAGCCATACAAATGTTAAGAGATAATTTGGATAAGATAGAATGGCGTATGTTATCATTTAATAAAAATCCTGATGTAATACAAATATTAAGGGAAAATCCGGAGAATATTAATTGGATGAATTTATCAATTAATAAAAATCCTAAGGCAATTCAACTATTAAAAGAATATCCGGAAAAAATAATATGGAAATATTTATCATCTAATTCAAATCCGGAAGCAGTTGAATATTTAAAGGAAAATCCAGATAAGATTGATTGGAGTTATTTATCATCTAATCCAAATCCAGACGCTATCAAATTATTAATAGCAAATCCAAGTAAGATTGATTGGGAAATAATAAATTATAATATAAATTCGATAGAGATTTATAAGAGATATCCGGAGAGATTAAATTCTAAATCGTGGATATGGGCGAATAAGGAAATATTTCGCGAAGAATATGATATCAAGGATATAAAGAAGGTAATAGAGATAATCTTAATAAAAAATGATTAATTCTATTTTTTAATTTTTATTAATTACTGAAATGAATAGTGATATATGTGAGATTATTGCCGGATACGTAGTAAAACCTAAATTTATTTTTCACGATTGGATTAGAACTGATAATATATGTAAGAGATATCTATCATCTAATCCAAACGCCATTGATTATTTAAAAGAAAATCCCGAATTAATTGATTGGTATAATTTATCAGCAAATCCAAACGCTATTGATTATTTAAAAGAAAATCTAAAATTAATAGATTGGAACGCTTTATCATTAAATACAAATCCGGAAGCCATTGAATTGTTAAAAGCAAATCCAGAGAGAATTAATTGGTATTATTTATCATCTAATGTATCAGCTTTGGAATTATTAAAGGAATATCCTGAAAATATTGATTGGTATTCATTATCATATAATACACATCCGGAAGCGATTGAATTATTAATGGAACAACCAGAAAAGATAGATTGGGATGCTTTATGTATAAATACAAATGCTGAAATTATTGATTTATTAAAAGCATATCCTGAGAATATTAATTGGGATTGGTTTTCACAAAATAGCAATCCAAAGGCGGTTGAATATATGATAGAAAATTATGAGTATATTTATTGGAATGCGTTAAGTTCAAATGAAGCCAATGAAGCCATCGAATTATTAAAGGCAAATCCGGAAAAGATTAATTGGGATTTATTATGTAATAATAAAAATCCGGAGGCTATAAAGATATTAAAGGCAAATCCTGAGAAAATCAATTGGTATTATTTATCTTCAAATTCATCAGCGATAGAATTATTAAAGGAAAATCCAGAGAAGATAGATTGGAAATATTGGATATGGGTAAATCCTAATATATTTCATGAATATAAGGATATTAAAAAAATAAAGAAAGAATTGGAAAAGATATTTATTAAAAAATGAATATTTTTGTGATTATGAATATTTATATGAATATGAATAGTGATATTTGCGAGATTATTTCAGGATATGTAATCAAACCTGAATATAAGATACATGAATGGATAGATATAAAAATGTTATCATATTCAGGATTATCTATAAATTCAAAAGCAGTAGATTTTTTAAAGAAGTATCCTAAAAAAATTGAATGGATGTATTTATCTTTAAATCCTAATCCAGAAGCTATTGAGATATTAAAGGCAAATCCCGAGAATATTAATTGGCGATATCTATCATCTAATAAAAGTCCTGAGGCAATAGAAATATTAAAAGCAAATCCTGAGAAGATTAATTGGGAAGTTCTATCAAAAAATCCAGAAGCATTAGAGATATTAAAGGCAAATCCTGAGAAGATTAATTGGAGAAATTTATCATCAAATACAAATCCAGAGGCGATTAAATTATTAAAGGCAAATCCTGAGAAAATTGATTGGATTAATTTATCTATAAATGAAAATCCTGATGTAATTGATATATTAAAGGAAAATCCAGAGAAGATAGTTTGGGATGTATTAACATTAAATAAAAATAGTAATCCAAGATTATTAGAAATAATAAAAGAATTTCCTGAAAATATAATAAGTTATGGATTTATTTCAGCAACTCCATATTCATATATAATAAGATTTTTGAAGGAAAATCCAGAGAAGATTAATTGGTTAAATTTGTCATTAAATAGTAATCCAGAAGCATTAGAGATATTAAAGGCAAATCCGGATAAAATTAATTGGTCTCTATTATCATTAAATCCAAACCCAGAGGCGATTAAATTATTAAAGGCAAATCCAACTAAGATTAATTGGAGTAATCTTTCGTCTAATATAAATCCAGAAGTAATAGAAATGTTAAAGGAAAATTCACATAAAATTAATTGGAGCAATCTTTCATCAAATCCTAATATCTTTTATAAGGAGATGGATATAGAGAAGATTAAACAGGCAATAGAAATTATATTAATGTAAAATAGAATGGATATTATAAATAAATATAAACAAAATATAATTAATAGGTTAATTGAATTTATAAAGGAAAATATAAAAACTTTTTTAAATTTAAGGTCGCAATTAAATAATAGTGAAATTAATATATTATTTTCGCATAATTGTTCATTTGTAATACAATTAATAAAAAAAGAAATATTATTAAACAAGGGATTAATAATAGATTTAATATTTAATGAAAATTCGAAAAAAGGTAATATTAAATATTATGATTTAATTAAATTATTAATAGCGGGTTTTAGAAAACAAGAGACATATGAAAATTTAGATGAATTCGATGATAATATAAGTAAAACATTCGGTGGAACAATAGAAACGAGTGGAAGTAATCAATTATTATTAAGCACAAGACATATAAGACCTGATAGAAATCAAATAGAAAAAACTGAGGAATTTATATATCATTATAGACAACCTAATTTTAATATTCGTTATGAATATGATGGAATTAGATATTTCATGGAATTTAAGACAAGAACAGGGGTAAATGAGCCAAATCCTAAATTAATAATATCAATTAAAGATCCAATGAATGAATTATTACATATATCTTTCTTTAAAATGTCATATATACATATAACATTCTTTCATTCAGGGAAAAAATATAGATTGTATGTTAATTTAACACCAAAAATAGAAAATAATATGGATGAAATTAGAATATTAATTGAAAGATATATGGATTTTTTTCTAAATGTGGATAGATTAAGATTAAGAGAAGATTTTTTTGACAATAATCCGGATAATAATTGGAGAGATGAAGTTATTAGAAATTCAAATAAAGCTTTTATATTAAATGAATTTTCATATTATTTATTAGTATTTGTAGAAGGTTATAACATATTAAAAACGAGACATGAAATAACTTCAAAATTTATTTAATTTTTTCTTTTTTTTCCCTCCACCAGCAGTAAATGAACTGAATTGTCTTTCCATTGTTATTGATGGTTGAACAATTTCTGTTAATACTTGTTCTTCGCTTCTTTTAATTGTCTCAAAATGATATTCGATGCTTTTATTATATCCACTAAATACAACATCTACACTATTAAAACCTTCATTAAGATGTGATAAAATTCCAAATTTATTATTTTTATTATTGAAATGTTTTAAGTTATTACCTCTCATATTAAATACACCAAAACCTCCATGTAATATTTCAAATTCTTTTGAATCATATGATAGAGATGGTATATATAATACTTTTATACCACTTTGGATAGTAACTCTATACATAACATTTTTAGCATATTGTTTTGATATATCAAAATTAATAGAAAATGAACCTGGTCTAACTGATATAAATGTATTCTCATCTTTAAATAAAAATGCTTGTCCTTCTTTTGTGTAATCTATATCTAAACCTTGATCTTCATTAAGCCATATATAATCACTATCACAACCTCTATAACAATATATTTCACTTTCAGTTGATGGAGCATTTTCGACAATATCATTAACATCTTTCATAAATTTAATTAAAATTTTTTGCCATGTTGTGTCAATTAAATCAGAAAAAATACTTTCTGATTGGGGTTCTCTTCTATCTATATTGTAGTTTTGTAAAAAATTCCAATAATCGTCAATAGTATTTATACTATCAAAATCTCTTCTAATTGCATCATTTATAATTTTACTTTTAATAATATCATCATTATTCTTAATTTTTTCTTTAAATTCATCTATACCAATAATATCTATTATTTGGCTATAATATGAATCGCCAAAATGAAAATGTTTATGTGGTCTATAAAAATTTTCAACATTAATATAAAAATCTCTAATAGCATTACCATTTATTTGTGCGTATTCAGCTTTATTAGGATGTCGTGTAATAGCATTAGCATATTGAGCATACAATATAAAACAAGAAAATTTTGTATAATCATTAATAATAATTTTATCTCTTAATGATAAATCGTTAATATATTTTTCTTGTGTTTCAATAAATTTTTTTAAATTTTGAATATTTCTAATATATAATTGTTCATAAGCAGATATAATAGCAACATTATAATAACTATGTGTAAAATCTAATGTAGTTTTACTAGGTGTTTTATATGTTCCTAAATCTTTAATTTTATATATATCATCTTCATCACATTGTATTACAATTTTATAATCTTCTTTATAATCATTATCGCTTAATACTGGTAACATTTTCAAATATAAAAATTGTATATGAGTAAGAAAATTAGGTGATAATAAATCATAATCTTTAAATATATCTTTTTCGTCAAATTGTAAAACTTTTATATAAAAATAATAATTTTCAGGATTTTTAAATTTATTTTTTTCATCGTCAGTTAATGCTTCATATTTTTTATTTATTTCATCATAATTAATATCAAATTTTTTTTTATAACTTTTAATTTCTTCTATTAAATTTAAACCTAATATATTATCATCTATAACAATACTTATATCTTCATTAGTAAATTTAGAACCCCCTTTTTTAATGCTAAAATCATTTATATATATTCCATTATTAGTACTATTATAATTGTCTAAAACATCTTTTTTATTTATATTTTCAATTTTATAAAAAGTATAATCTTTTGGATTATTGAAACTCGAATTAGTTTTATATGGATTATTAATATTTGGATTATATTCTAAATAATATTTGCTAGATGCTTGTTTAATTTTATCTTTATTTTTTAATATTGTTAAATCTTTATCTTTTATAGATTTATTTTCTTTTGTAGATATATATTCTGTATAAGTATTAATACCGACACCCCCTTTATAATTATATTTTTTCATTTATTAATAATAATAAATATTTTTTAATCTAAAAATAAAATTAATAATAATTAGAATGAAAAAAACTAAAACCAAAAATGATTTAGATATAAATATAATAGATTTGAATGAAAAAAATATTAAATATTATAATTTAGATAAAAAATATTTATATTCATATGATAAATTAATAAAACCATTATCAAAATCATCAAAACCATTATCAAAAAAATTTGGAGGAAATAAAATTATATCGACATTTCATTCATTACCTTCATATGAAGAAAATGAAAAGAGTAGAAAAATTATTGAAAAATTTGATGGAATAAAAAAGCATATACCATTTGATTATAATGGAACGATATATTATATGGAAATAGCTGGAAGAAGTGATAGATTAATAATTTCAATAAGTTCAGATAAAAAACATAAAAATGAATTACTTCATATATCTTTAATATCAGAATCGTTTTTTCATATTACATTCATACATAAGCGAGGGCATTATAAATTATATTTGTATGAAAATCCAAGTAATTTTGAGGATATGATAAAATTTATTTATTATAATTATATCTATTATATTTCTAATATATATTCAAATGATATAACTAGTTTTAATCATGTATATAATAATAATTGGAGGAATGATATAATACCAAATCCTGATATATTAAATACAATTTTTTTAAATTTAAATATATTATATGCTGGTTTATATTATTTATTTACAATTTCTTCCCACCAAAATATGAATATCCATGATTTTCTTTTATCATTATCTCATTAATAGAATTATCAAATTCTAATTTATCAGTATCAAAATCATACGCGGTTATTAATAATCTTCCATATTTATCAAAATCATCACAAACAATTTTAATTATTTTTTTATGATATTTATCATTAATATCATCTAATCCGGAACATAATTTCCATAATCTTTTTTTAGCTTCAACTGCTCTCTTCTTAATATCATCTCTATCTTTGATATTTAAAGGAGGTTTCATTTCAGGACTATCATAACCATAAAAGCGAACTTTATATCTTAAAAAATTATCATTATGTATTAAAATACAATCAGCAGTATCTCCATCATAATTACTAATAATTTTTCCATAGGTAATAACACCTTTTAAGGAGAAGATTTTATATTTATCATCTTCGGCAATTCTAAGAGTTTCTAATAAACTATCCATTACTTTTTACTTATAAAATAATTATTAATATTTTTTATATAATAATTTTCTAATTTATATTGTATATGTGTATTAATTTTATCATTAAGACTATCAAATAATATGGATTTAATTTCATAATTAACTTTAATTTCAGTAGTATCACTAATTATCAAATTAGCGCGAATTTTAATAGCATTATTAATAATACTTCCAATAACACCATTTAATTTGAATTTAGTTTTAATAATTACTTTATTTTCGAAGGTTTCTTTTTTAATTTTAATTTTAATTCCAATAAGTCCTTTATCATCTCTAATCATATCAATAATAGTTCTCAAATCATAGGGTATATCAGTAATATTAATTTTAATAAAATCTTTTCTAATATCATTTTTCCAAACGCCTTTTTTATAAAAGACAATTTCAGGAATAACTTTAATAAATTCATCATTATTTTCAAGTGTTAAATCAATTAATTCTAAATAATTTAAATTATATTTAAAGAATAATTCTTTAATTATCATTTATAATAATATAATAAATGTTTAATAAGTGGATAACGCAAATAGATCTTTATGAAAATAATTATAAAAATGGTTTTCCGTTTGAATATGCTATAATACCGTCATTTTTCAAAGAAGAAGTAGCAGAAGAAATATATAAAAAATTTCCACTACCAATAAAAGATAATGATTGGAATTATTATCATAATCCAATAGAACATAAATATTCATTAAATAAATTTGACAAATATCCTGAAATTAAAAAGGTATTTGAATATCTTCAAACAGATGAATGTATTAATTATATAAGAAAAATAACAGGTATAGAAGATTTAGAAATAGACCCTTATTTACATGGTGCGGGAGTTCATGCTTATCCAAATAATGGGAAATTAGATATTCATTTAGATTATAATATACATCCAATAACAAAAAAAGAAAGAAGGGTAAATTTAATAATATATTTTAATAAAGATTGGGAAGAAGAATATGGAGGTGAATTAAAATTATATGATAATAATTTTAATGAAATTAAAATAGATAATTTTGGTATGTGGAATAGTGCTATAATATTTAGAACAAGTGATATTTCATATCATGGAATACCAGAACCAATAAAATGTCCGGATAATAAATATAGGAAATCGCTTGCTATATATTATGTATCTAACCCCCGTGAAAATTTAGTTGAAAGATATAAAGCAGAATTTTTTCCAAAACAAAATCAAGAAGTAAATGAAAAGTTAAAAAAATTATATGAAATAAGAAAAACACGTTTAATAACAAATGAAGATTTAAATGAATATCCAAATTGGGAAACAGATGGAAATGGATATTGGTAAAATAGAAATTATTTTTATATTTCTATATGAAAAATAAAGGAAGGTTAAGCAGAAAGCTTAGAATTGATATCCAGAAGGAGGGAATAAACCATTTGAAGATTTACTGGATAATTTACCGCACGTCCAAAAGAACGCTTACGTTTATTTGCTTGATAAAGCTGAATATCTTGAATAGTAATCTTATATCGTCTGGCTGCCTCTTCGAGTGTAATAGAATGGTCGTCTTCTACAAGATTAAGAGCACGGATAATAAGACGAGTTTTGATACTTCCTTCGGTTCGTTGTAGTTGTTTAGCAATATCAGCATATGAAGTTCCTTCATTAATCTTATCCACAAGTGCGTCATCTTCATCTTGTTCCCATTTTAGACCAGCACGAGATGTTTCGGGATTTTCACGCTGTTTTCGTAGTTTCTCTTGGAACTGATAATTGGTATTCATGGCGATATTAGGATTTTCTTTTTCCTATTTTAACTAATAAAAATAATTCTTATATCATTTTTATTAGTTAAAATAGTTCAAATCCTATCTTTTTATTCAAGTTATCTTTTAATATTTCTTTAAAATCATTCTCATTATCACTATCAATACTATTATCACTAATATCATCTTCGTCTTTTTTTATATCTCTCTTAATATAATTTTCAATATTTGTAATTTTTTCTTTTGCTTCTTGATATTTTTTAATATCATTTTTAATAATATTTCTTTTTTGTTTGTATTCATTACTTTCAATTAATATATCGTCTGTAATAATTAAAGAATTATCAATATTCCGTAATTTTATATCAATATGTCTAGAAATATTAATAATCCATAAATCATAAAATTTAAGAAAATCTTTTGGAGTTGTTAAATTATATTTAAATTGTTTTATACTTTCTAAAATCCATTTATCAATATCATCTAAATTAGTTTCAATTATTTTTTTAAATATGATTTGATATTTGTCTTTTAATATTTTAAATCTTTCTAATTTAAAAAGTTTATCTTTTTCAAATATATTATAAATTAAATAACTATAAAAACTTAATATACAATTTTTTGTCAAATTTTTATAATCTAAGAATTCATTAATTTTTTGTTCTAATATTATCCAATCATCACAAGTAAATTCTTTACTATCTCTAAAATTAGAATAAGCAACTTTACAATATTCATTTTTAATATGATTGATAATTATGTTAATATCAAGATTTTCTTCACCTAAATTTAAATAATCTTGATTTAATTTATTTATAGATTTATCAATTTGAATTAATGCTTTTTGTTTCCAATTATTTTTAATATAATTATGATATTTAATATCTAATTGAATTAGTAATTGATTTAATGTTAAATTTTCAATAACTTTTGGTTTATTATTATCTTCAATATATCTAATAATATTATTATTAAACCATTCAATTTCATTAATATTATTATTAATCACTCCAATAATTTTTTCAATATTTATATTATTTAATTCATCCGTTTTATTTAAAATCCTATTTAATAATTTATCTTCGATTTCATAATCTTGTAGTTTATCAACCATTGTTAAAGCAATGATACAATCAATACATTTATTCGAATCAATAACCATTCCTAACGCTTGATTTGATGTCAATCTAGTAGAAGTAGCAGGAACAACACAAATAACGATAGTATTAGGTTTATTTATATATTTATCAGTAATATTTTTTGTTTTAATTCTTAAATTTTCAGGAAATTCTCTAATTCCTGGAAGATCATAAAATGTATAATTAAAAACATTAGGATGGTAAAATTTAATATTTAATTCATCATCTAAAATTAAATCTTTTAAATCTTTCATGATTTTCTCAACATATCCTAAAATTTCTTCTTTCTTATTAAAAATTACAGTATTATTTTGAAATGTTATAATATATTTTTCTTCTTTTGAATTTATTAATTCTAATTTAATAGGAACTTTCGTCGCAATACTATTATCAATTGGAAAAATAGGACATTTAAGAATATTTTGTATTAAAGATGATTTACCAGCTGATTCAGTTCCAATAATAATAACAGATGGAAGTTGAAATTCATCAACAGATATTCCTAAATTATTAATAGTTTTATTAAATAATCCAAAAGTAGAAGTTTTTAATATATCGAATAAATTATCACCTTTAAAAAATTCAGTTTTTTTCTTATTAGTTTTTAAAGGTTTAGTAAAAAAAGATGATTTCATTAAAACATTAAATTTAATAAATACTTAAATAAATATTGACTTTAATGTTTTAATATCATATTCATAAACATTGCTTTGAATTATTAGAAAAAATCCTTGTTTTTTTTCTAATGCTTCTTTCAAAATTTCTTTAAAATTTTTATCATATGAAAATAAATTATATGAAGATAATATATCACTTTTATAATAATATTTTATCCCTTTTTTATCAATATATTTAAGATACAACCAATATAAAGTATATTCAGTCCATGAAACTTTGGTCATTTCTAAAAAAAGATTTTCATATTTATTTAATAAATAATTCATCATATCACTTACAACAGATTTTATAAGGATTTCGGGAGTTACTGATAATGTATTTCTTAATTTATATATATTAGTTCTTTTATCAAGTTTCAATAAATTTCTTGAATATTCCCATACTTCTACTTGACTATTTATATCAAATTCAGCATTAAATTTTATTTTATTATCTATAAATATATCTTCATATCCAAAAGGTTTAATACTTATTATATCATCATCTAAAATTAAATATAAATCGGTTTTTATATATTTAATAATTAATAATTTTAATAACATTTGTTTTCTATGACTTGTAAAATTAAATTCAGGAGGAATTAAAATATCATCAGTTATTATTAAGGTATTGACATCTTTTATATATTTATACATTAATAATTCGAAATAATCCTTTTCATCTTTATTAACAATGAAATATATACAATCTATATCTTCTTTTTTTAAATTTTTATTATGAGTTTTCCAAGAAATTTCAAAAAATCTTCTAATATTATCATGTTTTTTTGTGTTTTTTCTTAAATCTAATTTATTAATAGACCAAAAATAAGTATATCTTTTGATAGGTATGACTATTGAATATTTATTCATTTTTATTAAATATAAATTATTTAAAAATATTTGATAATAAGATAATTATGAAAATTATCTTCATCCTTTTAAATCTCATTCAAATATATTCATATATATTACCACAAACATATAGAGAATGGATTGTGATAGGTATAGATAAAAATATAAATACTAATAAGCCATATCATTATAATATAGGAAGTCTTCCTATGGTTTTATGGTATAATAAAACAAATCCACAAACAATTATTAATAGTTGTAATAAACATATTGGAAATACATTGAAAGATAGTTATGTAAAAGATGAAAAATTAATATGTCCATTTCATGAGAAATCTTATACATATGAAGATAATTTAGGAACTATTAAGAAGGCAAATGGTCTTATTTGGTGGAGTTATAAATCAACAAAAAACAATCCACCGAAGATTAAAGAAGATAATAATAATTATTATCTAAAAGTAAATTGTGATTTTGTATCAGTTATATTAAATTTAATATGTGAATTTAATGGAAATGGAGATGAAAAGAATTATAAATTTCATAATAAGAAATTATTGATTAAAAAGAATAAGGATTATTTAATATATAAGTATCCATATACATTAATATTAAATAATAAATATATGATGAATATAATTCCAATTGATAATGATAATTCTCATATATATATCACAGCACCTATAATAAATTTAAATCAAATTAAATATAGAATTGAAAAAGGATATAATGAATTTAGATATAAATATCTTTTGTTAAAGAATGATAATTCATATATAAATAAGGTTTTACAATGTTATAATGATTATATGTTTCCAGATGATATAACTACACGTCATTTTTTGATAAACCGTAAATATTATTAAAAAATGATTTTATTTTTTCGTCATCCGTTTTATAAAAATGGAGGATATAGAAGATTTGATTAAGAAGGATTTTATTGAAAAATCTTCAAGTATAGATGTAAATACATATTTGAAAAAATTTAATCTAAAAAAGACAGATTTAATTAGGATATATAATGATTTGGATGAACCAGATTATGAACTTAAAAAGAAATTAATTAAGAAGGTTCAAAAATCTCAATCGGGAATTATAAGTATCAGCGTATTAACATCAGGAACTCCCGAATATACGAATAAAGATGGTAAGAGAGTTAAAGGAACTTTTAGTTGTCTCCATAATTGTTCATTCTGTCCTAATGAAAAACCGTCAATTGATAATAATTGGACACAACAACCAAAAAGTTATTTATATACGGAACCAGCTGTTTTAAGAGCAAATCAAAACGATTTTGACCCGATTAGACAAATGAATTCACGCATTTCTTCATTAATAAGAATGGGACATCAAGTAGATAAGATAGAATTAATTGTATTAGGTGGAACATGGAGCGAATATCCAAAAGAATATCAAGAAGAATTTATAACATCTTTATATTATTCAGCTAATATTTATTTTGAAGAAATAAAGAGACCTATAAAGACATTAGAAGAAGAGATTGAGATTAATGAGAGTTCAATAATTCATATAATAGGATTAACTTTGGAGATGCGGAGTGATAGTATATGTATGAGAGAAATAGAGAGATTAAGGAGATTTAATTGTACCAGAGTTCAATTAGGAATTCAACATACAAATAATGAAATATTAAGGATGAATAATCGTGGAGAAACATTAGCAATTACGAAAAGGGCAATAAAACTCCTTAAGGATAATTGTTATAAAATAGATGGTCATTTGATGTTAAATTTATATGGGAGTAGTCCAGAATTGGACAAAGAGATGTTAAATAATTTTCTCGAAGACGAGGATATTCAAATAGACCAGATGAAGATTTATCCATGCGCAGTAGTTCCTTTCACAAAAATCAAGGAATTATATGAAGAAGGGATATATAAACCATATGAAGATAAATATTTATTTGAATTAATTAAAGAATTTAAGCAAAAGATAAATCCACAAATAAGGATTAATAGGATTATTAGAGATATATCTGGTCATTATATAATAGGTGGATATTCGCAACAATATACAAATCTTCGCCAAATTCTCAAAGAAGATATGAAGAAGAATAATTGGAATTGTAGATGTATTAGATGTAGAGAGGTTAAAGATAATTCATATAATCCAGATGAAGTAGAATTGAAAATTCATGAATATAAATCAAGTGGTGGAGATGAATATTTCATATCATATGAAACTTCTAAATATTTGATAGGATTTATAAGACTTCGTTTAATAAGAGATGTTAAACAATTGCCTATATTAAAAGATTGTGGATTAATAAGGGAACTTCATATATATTCCACGTTATCAAATGTTGGAGATAAGAATGAATATTCGACGCAACATAAGGGATATGGGAGAAAATTAATAGAAAAGGCAGAGGAAATAGCGAAGATGAATGGATTTGATAAGATGGCTATAATAGCAGGAACGGGAGTAAGAAATTATTATCGTAAATTTAAATATGAACTTGAAGAAACTTATATGATTAAAAGAATTTAAGAAGATATTTATAAACAAAAATAAATGAAAAAAGATCGTTCGAATTCTTATATAAATGTTTATAATAAATTATTTGCTTCAATTAAAGATAAGAAGATTTCTTTATTGGAAATTTATAGAGAAGATAATAAGGAAATAAATTTTTGGGATGATTATTTTAAAAATGGGGAGATTTATGGTATAAATAAAAAAGAGGCATATGAAGAAGAATTAAAATTTAATAAAAAGAAATTTAATATTATTATTGAAAATTGTTCATATGATTTAGATACATTGATTAAATTTATTAATGAATATTTAAAACACTTAACTCACAAAGGAA